CAGCGCGCGGACCTGCGCCTTGGTGTCGTCGTTTCCGGCGTCGTGGATGCCCTTGAACTTGGCCTTGGACTCGGCCGAGAACTTCGCGCCCGCCTTGGTGAGGTCGATTTCCATGTCGTCTCCGTTGGTCGTGGTGTCGATCTTGCGGGCGTCCTCGGCGTCGAGGTCGTCGAACGTCTTGGCGAGCGCGACCGCGAACGAGTTGCCGTTCGCGGGCTTGGCGGTGAGCATGATGTGGTCGAGGACCACGCCGGTGATGACGCGCTGCGTGCCCTTTTCGAGCGAGGGCCGGTCGGACGTGATCTTGCCGCCGACCGAGAAGGCGGCTTTGAACCCGCGCTGGACCTTCTTGAAGAGGCGCACGGCGGCGGGGTCCTCGGCGTCGACCTCGGCCTTGATCGCGAGCTTGTCGCCCTCGACCTTGGCCTCGACGACCGTGCCGATCGCGTTCTCGAGCTCGTTGGCGTGGCTGTTGGTGAGCGGGATGCCGACCGCGGTCTTGGCCATGTCGGCCAGGGCCGACGTGCTCATGCGCTCGCGCTGTTTGTCGGTGGTGGTGTCCGACGCGACTCCGGCGAGGTAGAGCTTGCCGTCGACTTCCTCGGCCTTGGTGAGGTCTGCGGTGAAAGAGAAGTTCAAGGGACATGGCAGCTCCGGGGAGCTCGGGCCTTGCGCGGGAGGCGTTCTCCCGAAGATATGCCGGGCGGTTACGACCGGCCGAACCCTGCGAGACCGTCATCTCGCGGGAGTGAACCGAACCGAGCTGGCCGAACCGCTAGACCATCATCCGCGGGAGTGAATCGAAGCGAGCTGGAGGGCGACCAATGGACGACGAGGACGTGATCGAAGCAGCAGAGCTCGCCCACTTACGGCGAATGGTAGTGCAGAAGCGCGCGATCCTGATCATCACATACGGTGCCGTCGTCCTTATGAGCATTGCTAGCGTCGTCGGAGGATCAGCCGAGAAAGGCATTGAGGAGCCGTCGGCATGGCACCACAAGGTCGATTGGCAGCATGTAGCTGTCGTTGTTGGAAGCGCCGCGGTCGGTCTGTTCTTTTTTCTAAAGCTCGTTCTTGAGACCGTAAAGCTCGCGCTCGACCTTCACGACCGCATAAAGAAGGACCCGAAGGCTTAGTAGCCCTGGTCTGACGCTTCGGGATCGTCTTGCTCGTCTGGGTTCTCGTCGTCGCCGGTGAGCTCGACGACGTTGGGGATCACGGGGCAGCGGCAGCCGGGGTGTGCGGGTGACTCGGTGTCGCCGGAGCTGAAGGCCTCGCCGATCTCCACGACCTCGTCGTCGTTGCCGGCGCAGTCGTCGCACGCGCCGCCCTCGGCCAGCCAGCGCCAGGTCTCGTAGCCGCCGGCCACGAGTGCAGCTCTCGTCCCCGCGGTCGCTGCTCTCGTGCCCTCGGTGCGAGCGGTGAGTTCAGCCCAGGTGTCGACGTCCATGGTGCGGGTACCGTCGGCGGTCTCCCAGGACAGCTCGCGTCCGACGACGCCCTTGACCGCAGCTGTGACGTCGTCGAGCGTGTGCTCTTCGGACTTCGCTTGCGAGATCGCGTCGTAGACGGACTTCGCCTGCGCGTCCGAGAGGCTGGAGAAGACGTTGTCGACCCGGTCGCGCAGGAAGCCGATCGCGGCCGAGTTGGCCTGCTCGACGTCGATCTCCAGCGAGTACGTCGCGACGTTGTGGTCGATCAGGTCTGAGGCGACGTTCGCTAGCGCGTCGACGAGCTTGGTGCTGAGCTCGGCGGGGAAGGCCCGTTCGAGCGCGGCTCGCGCGTCCTCGCGCAGGGCGTCCAAGTCGCCGGGCTTGAAGGCGAGCAAGAACCGCCGGCGAGCCGAGGCGAGAATGTCCCGCAGGACGCGCGCGACCTTCGGGTCGTGGGCGTCGACGAGCCCCGAGGGGTTGACCTCGTCCTTGCGCAGCTGCCGGTAGAGGGGCTCGGCCGCCTTCACCAGCTCGACGTACGCCGCGCGCTGGTCGGGCCTCATGCCGCCTTGCGCAGCTCGCGCAACGCCCGCTGCACGGTGGTGAGCGCCTTCTGCACGTCGGCGATCGGCGCGACCTCGGGAGGCGGGGCACCAATGTTCTTGACCGCGGTCACGTCTTTCAGGAAAACGTAGGGCTCGTCGCCATAGCCTTCGTAGGCGTCCTGGCCGCGGCGCCGGCGCACGTCGTTGACGGTCATGGAGCCGTTCTTTACGGCGGTATCCCACATGGTCTCCAGCGCCTGTTCGTCCTCGGCGGACTCCGTCACGATCTTGACCATCACGTCGGTGATGCCGACGGACTCGAAGGCAGAGAAGATGCGCTCGTTGAGGATGCGCTGGATGTGTGAGGCGAGCGGACGGACCGTGTTCTCTTGGAACGCCTCGTTGTGCGTGGTCGAACCCGCACCGTTCATGGCCGTGCCGCTGGTCTCGCCCACGACCGACATGGGCACACCCAGGCACTGGCAGATCTCTTCCTTGTGGACTTGCTTGAGGTTGAGATAGCTGCCGTCTTTGTCATCCTCGGCGAGGTCCTCGACGGTCACCGGGTCGCTGACGACCAGGAAGCTGCCCGCCGCGTTGACGCCGCGGTAGCGCTGCGTGATCTGCTCGTTGAGGCGCTCGGTGTTCTCTTTGCTCGTGCCTGCGGGAAGGTGGAAGATCTTGTCGATCGCGGCCGCGTTCTTGAACACGGACTTCTGACGCTGACGGATGTGGTTGTCGACCACCGCGGTCGTGCTGATCGGCTCGAGGGGCGAGTTGCCGTACTTCTGGTCGAGCGAGGCGGGGTGCAGGATGACCACGATCTCGTCAAGCGTGAAGTCAATGCACTCGCCTTCGGCCGTCCACTGCTTGTAGCCGGTGACGGTGCCGCGCTTGTCGGCCACGACCTCGATCTGCCAGGCCGGGCGCAGCTTCATGAGCTGCGGGATGCCCTGGGCGATCGCGGTGCCGACGAGGTCCTCCTCGTCGAGCTGCAGGTCGGGCATGATCTGCGAGAGCGAGCTGAGCGTCTTGGTGATGACGCCCTGCACCTGGTCCGAGGTGAGGCCGACCTTCTGCACTTCGACGAAGGCAATGCCGTGGATGACGACCGAGCGCGCGATCTTGCCCACGAACGTCTCGAAGGAGTCGACGTCGTTGGGCGAGTTGAGGAACGCCTCGAGCTGCTCGGCTTCGACGACAGTGTTCTCGTCGGTCTCGCTGATCAGCCGGTAGCCCTTGGACATGCTGTTTGCAATCAGGTCGACGCACCGACGCACCCACGGGTTTGAGCAATACAGCTGCCAGAGAGCCTCGTTGGTGCGGCGCGGGTCCTCGTAGGCGGTCTGACCCAGTACCGAGGAGCCTTTGCCCTGACCAGCGATCGCGGTGAGCTGCGCCGGCTTGTTACCGGCCTTGAAGATGTCCCAGAAGCTCACGCATAGAGGCCCCCTTCGAGATGCGGTCTGACTCGTGCGAAGATATGCCGGGCGGCCGGTGTGGTGCTCGAAAGTGGCTCACGGGGCTAGCTCATGTAGATCGGGACCCGGCGGCCCATGTCGTCGAGCTCGTAGGCGAAGATCACCCGGTTCTCTTGTGGTTTCTGGAACAGCGGGACGCTCTCGGCTGAGATCACGGTGACTTCGGTGCCCTTGCACAGCTCGAGCAGGACGTAGCGCAGCCCGTCCAGGGCGTGGTCGCCGAAGCCCTTCTTGGGCTCGTCCTTGCGCTCGGACCACATGTAGGTCTCGATCTCGGCGATCAGGTTGACGCACTCGCGGGCGATCAGCAGCTTCCCGGCGGCCAGCAGCTGGTTGATCAGTGCGCAGCCGGCGAGGACGCTGCCCGCGGGCTTGGAGACCGGGTGGATGTTCGCGAGCCCCTCGCGGCGGTAGGTCGCGACGGTGTCGAGGTGGTTGTCGGAGTAGACCTCGATCAGGCGCTCACCGGGAAACTGCGTCTTGGTGAACCACTCGACGTGCTGCGGGATCTGGATGTCCGCGGTGCCGGGCTGGTAGTACTCCGCGTAGACGTAGAAGGTGCCGTCCTTGGTCTTGGCGACCCGCAGGCCGGCCGTGGGGTCCTTGTAGCCGAAGTCCAGGCCGCCGTACTTCTCCCAGTCCAAACTGATGCTCTGACGCGCACGCTCGAAGGTGTGCCGGTCGGGCTCCCAGCCCGGGAACACCATGCCGTCGGTGTTGATCCACAGGCCGTCGAGCTTGCGCGCCTTCTGAATGGGCGAGCTGCCGTAGAACTTCTCCCAGGCGGCCCACTTGGACTGGGTGTGCGGGTTGTCTTTGTAGGTCAGCGCGACGCAGTAGGCGCCGTTCTGGGGCCGGTTGCCGTGCTCTTCGTACTCTTTCCAGAAGCGCTTGTAAAACCAGTGGAACTTG